CACTGGAGCGGGAAAAGGCGCAGTCTAGCTTTTTATACTATGTGAAGAAGATGTGGCCTGGGTTTATACATGGACGACACCACGCAGTGATGGCAAAAATGTTTGAGAGAGTGGCTAGTGGTGAATTGAAGAGACTGATCATTAACCTTGGCCCAAGACATACCAAATCAGAGTTTGCGAGTAATATGTTTCCCTCGTGGTTCTTGGGGAAGTTCCCGAATAAAAAGGTGATCCAGAGTTCTAATACGGCTGACCTTGCTGTGGGATTTGGTAGGAAGGTGAGGAACCTCGTTGATTCGGAGCAGTACCAAGCTGTATTTCCCGGGATAGGATTACAAGCAGATAGTAAAGCCGCAGGTAGGTGGAGTACAAATAAGGGAGGGGATTACTTTGCGATCGGTGTAGGTGGTACGGTTACAGGTAAGGGTGCTGATCTATTGATTATCGACGATCCTCATTCGGAACAAGAAGCTAGAGCGGCGAATAACGATCCAGCAGTATTTGATTCGGTCTATGAGTGGTATACGTCAGGACCGCGTCAACGTTTACAGCCAGGCGGTGCTATTGTCGTTGTGATGACCAGGTGGTCGGACAGAGATTTGACGGGCAGGATATTAAGAAGCTCAAGCGGTGAAGATTGGGAAGTAATAGAACTACCCGCAATTATGCCGAGCGGACAACCTCTATGGCCTGAATTCTGGCCCCTCGATGAACTGTTAGCCGTTAAAGAAGAGATTGGAATATATAAGTGGAACGCCCAGTATCAACAAACACCGACAGGGGAAGAAGGGGCTATTGTTAAAAGGGAATGGTGGAAGAGATGGAAAGAGAGTAGACCACCTCCTTGTCAATTTATAATACAAAGCTGGGATACGGCATTTACCAAATCAGAGCGGGCTGACTTTTCAGCCTGTACGACATGGGGTGTATTCCATTTAAATGAAGACCCTAACGATGTGAATATCATGTTGCTAGATTGCTACCGGGATAAATTTGAATTCCCAGAATTAAAGGCAGCTGCTCTTGAAGGATATAAAGAGTGGCAACCAGATGCGTTTGTTGTAGAAGCCAAAGCAGCAGGTGCTCCATTGATATTTGAGTTGCGTAGAATGGGTATCCCAGTAAGTGAGTACACACCTACAAGAGGTAATGATAAGTTTGTACGCTTAAATAGCGTGTCAGATTTATTCAAATCAGGTAAAGTATGGGCTCCTGATAAGCATTGGGCGGATGAGCTCATTGAAGAGATAGCACGATTTCCAAATGCGGAACACGATGACTATGTGGACAGCAGCAGTCAGGCGCTGATAAGATTCAGGCAAGGCGGATTTCTTCGGCTAGAAACAGATGAGCCGGATGAGCCGCAATACTTTAGACGCAAGAAAGCATACTACTAGGAAACATTATGGCCACAAATTTTGACAGAGCATTGTATTCAGAAGTACCACCATTGGACGTTTCAGATGGCCCAGATGTTGAAGTTCATGTAGAAGAACCAGAAGAACAAACTGGTATAGGCGGTATTGAGATTAATCTATCCAGCAGTTTATCAATTGATCATACAGATGATTTCTATGCTAACTTGGCCGAAGAAATTGATGATGGAGAACTTAGTTCTATAGCCGGCGATTTAATGGAGCAAATTGACGCTGATATACATTCTAGGAAAGATTGGTCAGAAACCTATGTAAAAGGTTTAGAAGTTCTAGGAATGAAGTATGAGGAGAGAACTGAACCTTGGAATGGTGCTTGCGGCGTATTCTCTACGGTATTAACGGAAGCTGGTATCAGGTTTCAAAGCGAAACAATTACGGAATGCTTCCCTGCTTCAGGCCCGGTAAAGACTGCAATCATTGGTGCTATTGATCAATTAAAACAAGAAGCAGCCGAGCGCGTTCAAGAAGACATGAATTACCAGCTGACCGAGGCTATGCCCGAGTATAGACCCGAGCACGAGCGCATGTTACTCAACCTTGGCCTAGTAGGAGCAGCATTTAAAAAGGTTTACCCAGATCCTAGCCTAGGTAGACAGGTATCTATATATGTAGGCGCTGAAGATTTGATCATGCCCTATGGTTCTACAGGCGTTATGAGCTGTGAACGTGTTACTCATTTGATGAGAAAGACCAAAAACGAGATAAGAAAACTTCAAGTAGAAGGGTTTTATCGTGATTTGGAGCTCGGAGAACCAGTTCAAATACCTACAGACATTGAAAAAAAGAAGGCAGATGAGTCTGGATACTCAATAACAGACGATGATCGCTATCAAATCTGTGAAATTCATGTGGATTATGAGCTTCCTGGCTTTGAAGATGAAGATGGAATTGCTCTACCCTATGTAATTACGATAGATAGAGGATCAAATAAAGTACTGGCTATCCGTAGAAACTGGAAAGAAGAGGACAAAAAACGCCTTAAAAGGCAACATTTTGTGCAATATACCTACATTCCAGGCTTTGGAGCGTATGGTTTTGGATTGATTCATTTGATTGGTGGATATGCCAGAGCTGGGACGATGATCATTCGCCAGCTCGTAGATGCAGGATCTTTGGCCAATTTACCCGGTGGTTTGAAGGCTAGAGGGCTTAGAGTTAAGGGTGATGACACTCCAATTGCGCCTGGAGAGTTTAGGGATGTAGACGTTCCAAGCGGTCCAATCAAAGATAATATTATGATGCTCCCCTATAAGGAGCCGTCACAAGTCTTGGCTGGATTGTTGTCAACAATTACAGATGAAGCCAGGAAGCTAGGCGCAATCAGCGACATGAATATTAGCGATATGTCTGCTAATGCTCCTGTTGGAACTACGCTTGCTCTATTAGAGAGACAGCTGAAAACCATGTCTGCTGTGCAAGCCCGTGTCCATTACGCAATGAAGCAAGAATTCAAATTGCTACGGGATATTATTAGAGACTATACGCCAACCAAGTACGAGTACACACCTTCTTCTGGCACAAAGAAAGCCAAGAAAGAAGATTACGACATGGTGGAGGTGATTCCGGTATCGGACCCCAACTCATCAACTATGGCCCAAAGGATCATGCAGTACCAAGCAGCAATGCAAATGGCACAGCAAGCTCCACAGATTTATAACTTACCCAATCTGCATAGGCAAATGCTAGAAGTGCTGGGTATTAAGAATGCAGATAAGTTAGTTCCAACAGACGACGATCAAAAGCCAAGAGACCCAATATCAGAAAACATGGCATTCCTCAAAGGAAAACCAACCAAAGCATTCATCTATCAAGACCATGATGCTCATATAACAGTACATAACTCCATGATGAAAGACCCCACTATTGCGGCGCAGATTGGACAAAGCCCAATGGGTCAGCAAATGACATCCGCAATCATGGCCCATATATCAGAACACTTGGCATTCCAATATAGAGCCAAGATAGAAAAACAAATGGGTATACAAATGCCAGCGCCAGACAAAGACATGCCTGAAGATGTCGAAGTCCAGCTGTCATCTCTTGTGGCCGTTGCTGCCCAAGCTGTTTTACAACAAGGTCAAAGTCAAGCCGCTCAACAACAGGCTGCACAACAAGCCCAAGATCCATTGGTACAAATGCAACAAGCACAGCTGCAAATTGCACAACAAGAAGCTGCAACTAAAGCCCAAAAAGTACAGGGCGATCTGCAAATCAAACAAGCTGAATTGCAATTAAAAGCACAGGCTGCACAAGCTAAAAATCCTCAAGCTGATTTAGCCGCTAAACAGCAAATAATTCAACAGCAATTACAGGCCAAGCAGCAAGAAATACAACAAAATGCTCAAGCACACCAGCAAGAGTTAATTCAAAATAGTCAAATACATCAACAAAACATGGCACAATCCGCTGAAGATGCAAGACTAAAAGCTCATTTAGAAATGATGAGACTAATGAATAAACCGAAAGGTAAATGATGGAACGTCAAATATTAGAACATTTGGATAAAAAAATTAATGTCCGTCGTGAGGACTATGCCGAAGTTGTAGCGAGCGGTACGGCTACCGACTATGCTGCTTACAGAGAATTGTGCGGGGTGATCCGGGGTCTAGCGATCGCACAACAAGAGATAGAAGACCTCGTGCGTAGATATAAGGAAGATGATGATGAGTGAAATAAATGAGCTGTCAACGTTGACACCTGAAATTCTGATCAGCCAAGATGGAGTTCAGGCAACAACATTACCGCAGAGCGCTGAAGATAAGGCTAAGCAATTGCCAGATCCTGTACGTTTTCAAATATTGACGGTACTGCCGGAGATAGATGAAGAGTATGAGAGCGGCATTATTAAGTCAGGACAATCAATACATTATGAGGAAGTGCTTTCACCTGTCCTCTTTATTGTAAAACTTGGCCCAGATGCCTATAAAGACGCTACCAGATTTCCTTCTGGCCCATCCTGTAAGGTTGGTGATTTTGTTATCGTCCGCCCTAACACGGGCACACGCTTAAAAATCCACGGCAAAGAATTTAGGATCATCAATGATGATTCAGTAGAAGCAGTTGTGCAAGATCCTCGCGGCATTAGCCGTGCAGCATAAGGAGATATCATGGCTGATACTCAATACAAATTTCCTGACGAACAAGGCAATGAAGAAAACTACACGGTAGAAGCTGATCCAGAGGTAGAAATCATTGACGATACCCCAGCTGAAGACCGTAATCGTAAACCTATGGCTGAAGCGCCAAAAGAATTTACAGATGATGAGTTGGAATCTTACAACGAAAGCGTTAAGAAACGCATTCAACATTTTACAAAAGGCTATCACGAAGAACGCCGTGCCAAAGAAGCAGCCACGCGAGAGCGAGAGGAAGCTTTACTATTGGCCCAGCAAGTAATACAAGAGAATCAAAAACTCAAAGGATCGTTGAATCAAGGGCATACAGCACTCTTAGAACAAGCCAGAAAAGTCGTTGACAATGAAGTCATGATGTCTGAGGCCAAACTAAGAATAGCTTATGAGGCAGGAGATTCGTCAGCTATAGCAGAAGCGCAAAGAGAGTTAACTACAACTGTTTTAAAAGCGGACAAAATAGCTAACTTTAAACCTACCCCTTTACAAGAAACTGAAAATCAAGTACAAACTACCCAACAGCAACCGGCTCCTCGGCTTCATTACAAAACTGAAGACTGGCGTTCACGGAATCCCTGGTTCGGGCAAAACCGACGCATGACAAGTTATGCTTTGGCCCTGCACGAAGAACTCACGCAAGACGAGCGAATAAATCCGACTAGCGACGAGTATTACCAAAGGATTGATGCTGAAATGCGTAACCGTTTTCCTGACGCATTTGGATCTAATGTGGATGCGACACCTTCACAGAAGAAATCAAATGTGGCTTCGGCTACGAGAAGTACAGCGGCAAAGAAAATCGTACTTACACAAAGTCAGGTGAATATCGCCAAAAGGCTAGGTCTTCCGTTAGACGTCTATGCCAAAGAGGTTGCTAAACAAAATAGAAGGGTGGAATAATCATGAGCGAAAATCGTAAACCTAGAGAAGCGGAATCAAGAGAATTAATGCAGCGTCCAGAATCCTGGAGGCCGCCAGAAGTTCTTCCTGAGCCAAATGATAGGCCCGGTTGGGCTCATAGATGGGTTCGTATTAGTATGGTTGGCACATCCGATCCTGCTAATATTTCGTCTAAATTCCGTGAGGGTTATGAGCCCTGCAAGGCTGACGAATATCCAGAAATGATGATGCACGCTACTCAAGAAGGCCGATTCAAAGGCAATATTGAAGTTGGCGGTTTGTTATTGTGTCGTATTCCTGCTGAGTTCATTGATCAACGTAATGCTTACTATAACAAGCAAAACCAAGCTCAAATGGAATCAGTTGACAATACATTCATGAAAAACAATGATCCTCGTATGCCTCTTTTCAAAGAGCGGCGTAGCGAGACAACAATTGGTCGTTAATTTTTAGGAGTCCATAAATGGCTTATCCAATCATTCCCGCAGCATACGGGTTTAAGCCAGTCAGTGAGTTCGGCGGTTTGGCCTATTCTGGTTCAACTCGCATGTATCCCATTGCCACTGGTTATAGCACTAATTTGTTCAATGGCGACATTGTTCAACTATCTGGCGGTACAGTTGTAACAACAACTATGTCCGCAGCCTCATCTCCTGCTACTCCCGTAGCTGGTACATTGGGCATTTTCCTTGGCGCTGAGTATGTTAATTCATCCAAGCAAACTGTTCGTGGTCAATATTGGCCCGCAAGTACAGTTTCCGACTATGCAGTTGCATACGTTGTGGATGATCCACGCACTGTGTTCAAAGCAGTGATGGTTGCTCAAGGTACTTCCTTGTCCAACAC